GCCTGGCGCCAGCGGAAAGCCGCGGTTAAGCCGCTGAAGCACTGGATTGACTTGACGCAGCGCGCCGTAAATGACATTTGCCGTGAAACCGAACTGGCAGAAGGACTCGGTTGCATCTCCTGTGGAACGAAGACGGCGTTCGCATGGCATGCAGGCCATTACAGGAGTACGGCCGCCGCCGGGCATCTGCGCTTCACTCGCTTCAACATCCATCTTCAGTGTGATGTCTGCAACGTCTACAAATCAGGGAACATCGAAGCATATCGTACCGCGCTGGTTGAGCGTTACGGTGAGGCGGCGGTGCTGGCACTCGAGAACAATAACACCCCGCACCGCTGGACGGTCGAGGAGCTGAAGGAAATCAGGCTCGCGGCTCTGGCGGATCTGCGTGCGCTAAAAAAGCTGGAGGCCGCATGAAACCAGAACTGATCGAGATACTCCGCATGCGCTGGCAGCGCCTCCGTATTTACCGCCGTCCGGGGTCGGTGTTGGTTGACTACCGTATCCTGCGCAATTTTGTTCGTATTTATCAGTTCACAGGATTTACTCAATGAACACTCAATACCTCCAGTATGTACGTGAGCAGCTAATGGTAGCGACAGCCGATTTAAGCGGGGAGACTAAAGGGCAGCTTTTGGCCTGGCTGGAGAACGCGCAATTCGACACGAAAAACTATCCCCGAAAAAAACAGCGTATCTGGGACGAGGAAACAGAAAGCTGGATAACGTTAAATAACCCACCAATTCCCGGCAAGCAGTCGCTGGCGAAAGGAAGCGCTATCCCGCTGGTGAAGCCTGTGGAATATTCCACTGCCTCATGGCGCCGGGCGGTTCTTTCACTCGATGAACACTACAAGGCGTGGTTGTTGTGGAATTACAGTGAGAATACCTGCTGGGAATACCAGGTCGAAATAACACTGTGGGGCTGGAGTGCGTTTGCGGCGCAACTCGACGGAAAGAAGATGGCCGGTAAAACACAGGAACGACTCCGGGCATTAATCTGGCTGGCGGCACAGGATGTCAAATCTGAATTAGCCGGGCGTGAGGTTTATCAATATAAAGAGTTAGCGGGACTGGTAGGCGTTAGCGAAAAGAACTGGTCAGAAACCTTCACCAGACACTGGTTGACCATGCGTGCGGTATTTCTGCGTCTTGATCAGGCGTCTCTTTTGAGTGTATCGAAGACGCGATCGGAGCAGGTGGCTTTCAACCTATACGCACTTAATTGACACAAACAGTTATCCGGGGCTATATTCCCAGTATGCCAGCAAAATCTGGCGTCGGGATTGGCGTCCCGGAATTTCACCGCGACAGAGACACGCCGCGAGCGTGTTTTTTATTGTCGTTTGTATACGCGCATCTGAATTATGGTGGGGCGTATGGGGGAGCCGAAAGGCTCGCCGGTCGGTGATCCGGTTACGCCAACCCTGTACGTCTCACCACCCAATCCGATTGGCGTCGGCGGTGGTGATAAACAAAACAATCACCGGAGGGCGTCATTATGACCACTCAAATCTCTGTCGAAACTCTTTCCCCGATTACCCATAACCAAATTCCCGTTATTACTACCGAACTTTTGGCGCACTTATACGGCACAAAAATCAAAAACATTTCTGATAACTTTCTGAACAACACCACGCGATTCGTTGTAGGAAAGCATTTTTTTAAAATTGAAAAAAACGAATTACGCGAGTTCAAGAACAGACCCGAAACAATCGGGTTAGTTGGTAAAAATGCCCGTTCCCTAATCCTCTGGACAGAACGCGGCGCTGCCCGCCACGCCAAGATGCTCGAAACAGATCAGGCTTGGGAGGTGTTCGAAAAACTGGAGGATTGCTATTTCAGTCAGACACTACCATCGCCAACACGCCAGGTTCAGCCTGCCGTCGACATGCTTAACATCGACCTTCTGATTAAGATCCGCGATGGTAACGTCAAAGACATTCGGCAGGTTGGTCCAGACATGTTCGTTGGAAAAGTAGAGCAGATATTGAGCGGATTACGCGATAGCGGCTGGATAGTCATTAAAAGGGATTTGCTTGCTGAGAAGCTGGCGACGTGGTGATTGCAAAACTGGATTAAAACGGCTATATTTTATGTAAATCTGATATCGTCGCCATAGCTTCAATCGTCGACCAAACAAATTCAAGCCTCGCCATCGTGCGGGGCTTTTCTGTTTGTGCCGTCCGGAATAATCCCTCTGAGTTTTGTCGTTAAACCACCGGGCGGCCTTCCTACTTCACACTGCGCCATCCGAGCTATCGGTGGTGGGGCTATGACTGGAAAGAGCAGCCTGTACAACAGGATTTGAGTTGTGGCTTCTTGCACCGCGGCATTTTCTGCTTCGCCCTATACTATTTGCTTAGTCTTGCGGAGGTGTGAATGAAAGAAGGGTATTACTGGATTCAGCATAACGGTGTTGTTCAGGTGGCATACTATACGAATGACACAGTTGACGATCTGGAATCAGGACAGCTTATTGTTGGTGTTTGGCATCTGACAAGAGGTGATGATATCTGCCATAACGGTGAAGCAGAAGTACTGTCGGGGCCGTTACAAGCACCAGCTTAAATGACTTAAAACGTATCAAGACTGCCATCAGGCAGTCTTTTTTTATAACTCACTGTTTATTGATGTTTGTTTGAGATTGTCGCGTTTGTGGGGATGCTCAATCCACCGGATATTAATATCCTGGTGGTTTGTATAAAAAATTTTTGCTATTGTATAGGCGCAGTAATTGAGCGAATCAAAAGCATCTTCACCACTTGAGTGCATATATAAAGACAGAGCATTGTTGTTAATAACGTAATGTAGCCATACTCCGCCGTAGTGCCAGCATGTGATATTTTTATAATCGACGGTAACTGTTCCCTGTTTTTTATCATGCAGCCATTGAGTCAGTGTTTCCTCTGCAGTTAGATTTGCATTTGAAGTGACAACGGCTTCCAGAAGGACATCATTCCAGTGTGTGCGTCTCCTGTACTCCCAACTGTGACTGATTTTATAATATCCAGGCATTTCTGTTCTCCTGATGGTGGTACAGCGTGCTTTTTTACTTACTGCTTATAAAAAAATCCCGCTCAAAAAAGTAAGCGGGCAGTAAATACTGAAGGTAAAGGGACCTCGTTCCTGCAGTTACACGGGTAAACTAAACCATCAGTAGAAACCTGCAAGAAACTGACTGATGGAGGCCCGTGTAACACCTTACAATTTATATGCCATTACTGTCTGGTATGAGCAGATAATTCTTAAAATAATAAACCTGATAAATTATCCTGTTATGTGGTTGTGGTGAATCCCCCTGTGCGGTGGGGTGTAGTTGGTTATCAATGGAAATAGCTGTTTATTTGTCACGCGAGTCATGGTATAGCCAGCCAAAGGCTCACCGGGAGGCACCCGGCACCGCAACAATCAACCGCTACAGACTTATCCGGGCAGATCAGCAGCCTTCTGAACTGAAGATAGAAGATTTAATTCCTGATAGCAGATAATAACCTCTGTATGGCTCCGATGATCATGTAGTGGTATATGGCCAAGTGTGACTGGTCACTAACGGTATTTAACGGTATTGCAAGCAAAAAATAGCCGCACAGTGAAAGGCGGCCAGTAAATACTGAACTTAAATAAGAAGTAATATGTCAACACTAGAGGCCTACACACTCAGCAGAATTGTGTAGCCATCTACACCTTGCCTGATTCTTATGGTTAAGTTAAACAGATAAATCCTAAACTAGTAAACCATGTAAATTATCATGTTATGGTAATGATGTTGCGGTGAATCCCGTTAGTGCGGGGCAAACTGATCATCTGAGTTATTGACAATAGCGGCTGACATGGACGCGAGTCACGGCAGATCAACCAAAGGCTCACCGGGTAGCGACCGGCACTGCGACATCTATCTACTCATTACTTAACTCAAAGGCTACTTCGGTAGCCTTTTCTTTTTCCACTCACCCGATACCCGGGTAATTAGTCTCCCTGACAGGGGGAGGTCATGAAAATGCACTTTGATCCCCATTCGTGGGACAGTTGGATCGAACTTTTTCAAAGCTGGTGGCGGGGAGACGTACCCATTGGCGGCGTTGTTATGGCAATCGTTGTTGCGTTTTTCCGCATGGTCTATAACGGCAGCAGCTGGAAAGAAACGCTGTTTGAAGGGTTGCTGTGTGGTTCCCTGACCCTGACGGCGGTTTCTGCGCTGGATTATTTTGATGTGCCGAAAAGTCTGACAATAGCCATTGGCGGCACTATCGGATTTATCGGCGTGAAGAAAATCAGCACCATCATTTCAACGTATTTCAGTAACCGCTTTGGCGGTGGCAACCCCCCACAGGTTTAATCATGAATGAGTCACAATTTCAGCAGGCGGCCTGTATCAGCGCCGGGCTTTCTGCGCGCTGGTATCCACATATTACGGCGGCAATGAGCGAATTCGGTATTACTGCTCCACTGGATCAGGCCATGTTCATTGCTCAGGCGGGACATGAAAGCGCTGGTTTTACAAGTCTGGTGGAGAGCTTCAACTACAGTATCGCCGGACTGACCGGATTCATCCGCGCCGGGAGAATCACTCCAGATCAGGCCAGCACTCTTGGACGAAAAGCCTGTGAGAAGGCGCTTCCGCTCGAGCGACAGCGTGCAATAGCTAATCTGGTATACAGCAAGCGAATGGGTAACAACGGGCCTGGCGACGGCTGGAACTACCGCGGGCGTGGACTTATTCAGATCACAGGTCTGAACAACTACCGTGATTGTGGTAACGGGATCAAAACTGAGCTCGTTGCCCATCCGGATCTACTGGCACAGGATACGTATGCTGCCCGTAGTGCAGCGTGGTTCTTCGCGACTAAAGGGTGTCTGAAATATTCCGGCGACATGGTACGCGTTACACAGATAATCAACGGAGGGCAGAACGGTATTGGTGACAGGCGAGAGCGCTTTGAAAAAGCAAAATCGGTGCTGGTATGAATCTGTTACCTGTATTGCTTAAAAAATTCTGGAAGCCATTAGCAGAAATACTGCTGGTGGCTTTTTTGTTATGTGCTGGTGCGTACTGGTGTTATTCACGAGGTTATCAGAAGGCGGATACATCCTGGAAATTCCAGTGGGCGCAACGAGACCTTACTGATGCGACCACCGCATTACAGCGTGAAGTAGCCGAAAGAGCGAAAGAGCAGCGTCGCCAGCACGCCGCAGATGAAGAACGGAAAAGAGCTGATGAAGAACTGGCAAAAATACAGGCCGATGCTGATGCTGCTGAGCGTGCTCGCGGTGGGCTGCAACAGCAGCTCGCAGCAGTACAACGGCAGCTCGCAGGAAGTGAAACCGGCAGGCTTTCCGCTCTTGCCGCAGCAAGCCAGGCAAAAGCCGAGACCGGAATACTGCTCGCCCAGTTGCTTGGCGAAGCTGACGATCTGGCGGGAAAGTTCGCAAAAGAGGCTGATGAGCGTTATGTCGCCGGAAGCACATGCGAACGTACCTGGGACAAAGTGACCGGGCAGAACTGAAACCTGATAACAAGGAAAATTAATGAAGGCAAAATTATTCGTACTGGCCCTGGTATGTGTGTCCCTCGCCGGTTGTACAACGCTTTATTATCGGTAATGACTATGCGCCGTATATTAGCCACCGCTGCCGCACTTTGTCTTGGCGGCTGTATTACCGTGTATGGTCCGGTTAAAACGGGCGGGCAGCAACAGCAGGACAGCCAGTCCGGACAGCAGCCGGGGATGAGCGAACAGATATCAACCTCATTCATCGGTAATCGTAAACCGGATGAGTTGCTGAATGCCGTGGCGCTGTATTTCAGGGAGAAAGCCATTACTGCCAGTGTTAACGACCAGACCACAGGGATTATCGCCGGTACCGGGGATGACCCGGAACTGAGTTCGTTGTATCTGGACTGTTCACTGTTACCGCAGACACAAAATATACAGGAGCATTACCGTATCGTCACGCAGGTCTGGAGTGCCGGTGAAGGCAGTAATGTTTCGGTAATGGTGACAGGCACTGCCGGACTGGATACTGCCGATGGTAACGATAAGGTGAAGCCGGT